GTATTAGTAATCATACCATTCGAGAATGAAGATGAGGGTATCGCTATCGCTAATGATACTCCTTATGGATTAGCGGCATATCTTCAAACTGGAAATGAAGAACGAGCTGAGCGTGTTTCGAGACAACTTCGAGCTGGAGGTGTTCATGTAAATGGTGGTGGATTTAATTACGGGTCGCCGTTTGGAGGTTACAAACAGTCTGGTAATGGAAGAGAGGGTGGAGATATGGGGTTAGAAGATTATCTTGAAACCAAAACACTTCATTATCCCTCTTAATATGCATGGATAAAGAATGTCTTTGGAAGACCAGCATACTTTCTCTTCATCAACTTCTCAATACGAGCATCTTCAACTATGTTTACAAATGATGGTGGTATATCATATCTATCTATCCAATCTTCACATGGAGTAAAGAGTGCATGACCAACTTCATGTGCAACTAACATATCATACACTTCACTTGATGCCTTCTCCCATAATGGAAGAACTAAAACTCTTGACTCGACATTGAAACTTGCAGTCTCGACTTGTTTGTGTTCTACAATCAAATCTTCTGTAGCGAGTAACTTTGCAAGTTGTGATTTAATTTCTTGTTGAATGGACATCTAAACCTCTCATATATGTCCTTATTATAATTCCTCAGCACAAAATAGAAACAGTGATTGTGCCACTAATTTAATCGTCTACACCTGTCGCATAGTCTAAAGCTCTCTTTGCAGTTCGCATCAAACGAACTCTTCGCATATCGTGAGTGTTAGGTAGTGTCAAAGAAAATCCTAAGAGTTCTCCATCAGGATAATCTGGAAATCCTACTGGTTGAATAAAAAATATCCCTGCGTGTGCTACACACTTCCAACCAATGTCAACAAAACCTAAATCTCTTAATGCACATTCTAACTTAAGTGAGTGACATGCCTCCTCTAGTATCATGCGGATTACCGTACTTTGATTTTATTTATGTCATACGACTAAATCCTTTGACCTTTTCAAATTGTATCAGGTCTTCAAATCTATCATGTAGAGATTGCTTGTGTGATATAACAAATACGTTTGCATCCTTAATTACATATTTTACTATCTTTAAAAATTCTTCTGTTCCAAATCCATCAAGTGAACTATCAAATACTTCATCCATGATAAGTAGATTTGTATTGACTGAGTTTTTAAATCTAGCAACCTCTCTCCATGTGAAGAGAAGCGCTAGATCGATTCTCATTTTTTCACCTTCACTGAAGGATGAATATGAGAAGTCCTCATGAATAGGAGATTGAATGGTCTCATTGAACTCTTCATCAAGTTTGAAATTAATATAGAAGTCCATCATCCTGAGATACTTATTAACCTGTTGGTTGATAAGTGGTAGATACTTTTTGATGATTTTGGACTTTACGCCACCATCCTTGAGAAGTGAGTAGGCAAAGTCATGATGTAGTATTTCTTGTTTCTTCTCTCCTAAAGATTCATAAGTCTCTTTTAGTTTTTGGTCAAATTCAGTTAGTTTCTCATGTTCAGAATTTCTGTTTTCAAGTTGATTGGTAATAGTTTGAATTTCTGATTCAAGTTCTCTGATTTGTTTTTGGCAGCCAGAGATCTTAACGTTGTTTTGAGAAATTTCATTCGTGAGTTTAGTTGATTCCTTAGTAAGTTGAATAAATTGACGTTCCCTTTCCTCTTCATTTTCTATTGCCTTTTCTAGTTCTTGATAACCAGATTGAAGTTCTTTTGCTTTTTGTTGGGCTTCGTCAAGCTTATTTAGCCTTAACTCTTCACCAATGTTCTGTGTACAAGTAGGACATACCGTATTCTTTGAAAAAAACTTATGTTCTTTCTTTACAGTTGATGCCTTGTTTGATATCTTTCCTTTTAGATTTCCTAACTCTTTAAGTTTCTTACTAGCTCCTGCAAATCTTTCTTGTTTCTTAATTAAGTTAGATACTTCATCTTGCATATCTTTATTTGATATTGAATGATCATCTATTTCCTCATCTAAATCATTTATCTTATTTCTTTTAGAATCAATTCTTTCTTTACCTCTCTTTTCAATCTCCTCCATAAAGTTCTGTTGCATCTCTAACTTTTCTTTCAAAGATGTTTTCTTTAACTCTAGAGTTCTAACTACATCTTTCTTATCTCTTATCTTATCACGAATAATATTATTCATTGCTGAAAATATTTTGATATCTAACAAATCCTCTATCACTTCTCTTCGATTTGATCCAGATAATTGCATGAATGGAACAAATGTACTACTACCCAGTATGACGATTTGTGTGAATGACTTATAATTCATCTTCACAACATTTTGTTCTAACCATTTCTGTTGATCATTGGCAGCAGAAGATTGATTCATCATCTGTCCGTTACGATAAATCTCAAATATATTTGGTTTGATGCCTCTACGAATAAACCAATCAGTTGACCCAATTGTAAAGTCAAGTTCAACTAAACAATCTTTTTCATTTGTAGCGTTTACAAGTTGAGATTTATTAATCTTACGAAAGGGTTTATTAAACAAAACAAATGTAAGTGCATCCAACATAGTGGATTTACCAGCACCATTTGTCCCAATAATAACTGTATTCGATTTTTTATTTAAGTCAATCTCAGTCCACTGATTACCAGTAGACAGCAAATTACGCCATTTTATCTTTTTGAAACAAATCATTCTTTGGTGGAACCACGATATCGTCTGGTCTAATTATATTATACATGTAATCGTGCATTTCGCAAGCTCTCATTGCCACGAAATCATCTATCTCTATCACACTCATCTCTGGATAATCATCTTCAATTGATATTAACTCAGCATATCTATCTGCATCATCCTCTTCTTCAAACATCAAAAGAACTTTATCTCCATCATCATTCTCGATAGAGAAAGCACCGTCTTCTTCAAATCCTTTAACCGCTAAGATAAACATTACTCAACCTCACAAGCCTCCTTATAAACGTCTTGAAGTATTTCTGTAATCACAGATTTATCTAAATCAACTTCAGACTCCTGTATATATCTATTTAACAAAGATATTGTATCTTCAGATTCATCTGCTTCAAACTCTTCACCTTCTGTAAAATCAAAGTTTTCAACAATCTTAAGTTCTGCTAAATTTGATGAGTAAAGTTTATCAATGTACTTTTCAAATTGTTTTGGATCTGATTTCTTGCGAACAATCACCTTAAGTATTTTTTGATCATACTTTGTAATATCTAACATTTGATGTGGTGTATCTTCATAATATAAATTATGAAATAGTTGATAGGGATTATTAACTGGCGTATGAACTAAAGTATCTGTATCAAATAAATGAAATCCACGATTACGGTCATTCACATCATTCCAATACATTTCATATGGATTACCTAAGTAAAAGATATTATCTTTATTTGATCTCATATGATAATGTCCAGAATAAACTCGATCAAATTTATCAAAAACATCAGAGTCCATGCCATGTTCCATAAAATGACCACGAGTTGCCATGAATCCATTTAATTCAAGATGACCCATCACACATGGAGAATCACTTTCTTCAATTAATTCAAAAGTTTTATCTTGATTCTCAGGATTAATCCAAGGCACAAATAAAAATTTTGTCTTATCTATTTTAACTTCCTCTGCTTCTGGATATATTTTTACATTATCATACTCTCTCAAAAAGAGACCAACGCCTGTTAAATCATTTGTGTTTTTATAGTATGCTGTGTGATTACCTATAATTGTATGAACAGTGATTCCTAATTCTGCTAATCTATCATAGTAATGATTCTTTGCCCACTCTAGTGATACAAAATCAACACCTTTACGACTATCAAAAGTATCACCCATATCAACTATGGTTGTAATGCCTTCTTTAATTAAAGTTGGAAAAAATATATCTTCGTAAAATTTTAAAAAATAATCATGAAATAATTTTGAGTTTTTTCTTGCACCAAAATGTTGATCTGTAATAATAGCAATCTTCACTGATAATTCATCCTTGTTTGAACTGAGTCTTTAATTTGATTATAATCGGAACTACTACCTGTCATGTCACCATCAACAGTAAAGACTTCTTCATAACCAGACCTTTCAATAATTTTAGTTTTAATCTCTAATTGTTTCTTTTCTTTTTGTATTCTTCTTAGAAAAGCATAGTGTATAATTTGTGTAAAGTAAGCAAAAGGATTTTTAGATTTTTCTGGATTAAAATTATTAATATACTGAACACAGTTTTCAATGCCATCACAAACCATATCATCTTTAAACATATAGTTTACAAAGTTAGGTTTAAAGGATAAATGAGTTGCAATCTTAAGAAAACATTCCCCAAGATAATTTGTGATACGAGGTTTTGCTTCACCTCTCTCTGCAGCCAAGGCGACCTTCTCTTTGTATTCGACGATAGCGGCGAGGAACTCTTTGTTGTTTACATAGTGTTCCGATCTTTTTCTTGCCATGAAATGTTCTGATAGTGTTCATTCATAACATTATTATACACTATAATCAAACGCTTGACAATACCCCAAAAAACATGTACAATAACCTTTGTAGAGGTTCAAAGGAAGGGATTAGCTATTCTTAAAGATCTTCTCTAGACTTTTACGAGCATCTTTAACGTTAGATATATAACCCATTTCTTTTGTCATCTTTGGATTTGGTTTTTCTTTGGGAGGTTCAGTTTCATAATATGCTTTTACAAATCTATTATATGCTTTAATTACATCTTCGTCAGAAACCTCACATGTAGTAATAACGTTACTCATCTCCACTATATATGTTTGTTCTCGACCTGTTTTTATCCAAGGTTCGATTTTAATGACACTGATTCCAGGCTTTCTTGTAAAGTTAGAGTGTCCAACCATCGCAGGGCAATCTAAAGCTATGACATCGAGTTCTGGTGAAGGTTCAATTTTTGCAATAATTTCCTCACCTGTTTTTAATTTTACAACTGCTAAAAATTTATCTGACATTTTTTTAAAGGTATCGTAAGCATTTCATAATTAAAGTTTTCCTCGTTATAAATTTTAACTCTCTCCATCATATGATTTAAAGTATAGTTTTTAGAAGATCCGTATGTGATATCATCGGCAATATCAAATAGAGTTGCCTTGATTTTATTGTCACCCTTTCTTAAAACTCGACCTATGCTTTGTAAGTTTCTGATTTTTGATTTGTTTGGTGATGCGAATATGACGTTGTGAAGATTCTTAATGTTAATTCCTGTTGAGAAGGTGCCGTATGAGGCAATAATAATTGCATTGTCTTCTTTTTCTGTGATTGTGCGAACTTCTTCTCGATCCTCAGTATCAACTCCTCCGTGTACAAAGAAACATTTTCTATTTTCTTCCTTGTTACTATTTATGAGATCAAATAAAGGAAGTCCATGTGTCTCAACTCTTGTATATAATATCAATGTATTTCCTTTTTGATCTAGAGTTAAGTTTTTAATAAAGTTATTTCTCTGTGTATGTGTGATTAAATATTGTATTTCATCTTCATAGTTCTCAAACTTTCTTGCTGGATGTTTAAGAGTTAAAACTTTGATATTTAATTTTGATAGATATCCTTTCTTCATCAACTCATCCGTACGAATGATTTTATAAGTCGGGCCAAACAATCCCTCTAATACCCACTTATGTGTTTGTGTGCCGTCAAGTGTTCCTGTAAAACCGTATCGATATTTACAATCAAGCATCTTTGTCATGATACTGACGAGAGATTTTGATTTAAACAGATGCGCTTCATCACCAATCACTACATCAAAGCTATTAAAATACTTTCGATCTAACTTATAGATTGATTGCCATGTAGTAATTGTAACATCATAATCACTTGTCTTATCTCTTCCAGCATAGACACGATGACAATATTTCTCAACATCCCAACCATAATCTTCAAAATCTTTATACATTTGTTCAACAAGAGATGTAGTTGGAACTACAATTAGGACTCTACGGTTATGCGAGCTCGCATGATATCTTGTGATGGCATAGATCATTAATGACTTACCCGATGCAGTTGGTGATAATAATAACTTACGATTATGTCTGAGTGCATCATGAATACCCATAATCTGATATGGTCTGGGTTTATGTTTGGATATACTTTTTACATAATCAGTCACACCCTCTGGCGATATCATTTCATTCTCTTCAAGTGGCAAACCATAAAATTTACTACCTTCAAACTCATAAGTATATCCTTTTCGATTACAAAATGATATCACTCGATCTACAAGACCAGTATAAATTTCATTCTTTCTCATATCATAAAGTCTTATCTTACCATCCCAATACTTATTACGATACTGAGGCATGAACTTTGCGCCAGGAACTTCAAAGGTAAAATGATCAGAGAGTTCATGATACACATACTGCTCTGAATCGATTGTGACGAAGACTTCGTTCTTCTTTTTGATAATCAGGTGGGTCATGTAAATCCAGCTTGGAATTTATGCCATTCAATTGAATTTTTAATCTGATATGTCCGATTAGATATCTGTTTAGAATACTTTCTGTATAATTTATCATTACGTCATAGTACTCTACTTTTAGATTTGCATCTGATACTCTGTCATCAGCATCCATGTATCTAATTAGTGCGTCTTTATCTCTAACTTTCTTTGGAAATGGTTCTTTCTCATACACTTCTGGATCTGCCTTACCAGAATAGTATTCATATCTTTCATGACGAACACTCTTTTGTATTTTCTGAGCTTTGGTTCGTAATAAAATTAAATTGTTGAGTATCTCATGATATTTGGAATGCAATTGAGGAACTTTAATTGATTCTTCATGCATATTATCAATATCAATCTTACAGTCCTCTTGCCACATGGACTGAATCTTATCAAGATTTATCATGTAAAATTATTTTTTAAAATAGTTGTCGATTCGATTACCGCTTGGATCGGTTATATTGTAAATGGTGTATTTAAATGTTACCTCTGCTGTGAAGTAATTATAATCACGAGTTGTGACATCAAAATCTAAAGTTGAAAGTGAGACTGGAAACGCATCCTTAAAATTAATCAAAACACTTGGTTTATAGTTACTGTTTAAAACTTGTAACGTAGCATCTGAATATTGAAAATAAAGAGGGTCGGCAGAATCATTAACTCTTCTGTCTGTTCTATTATCATCTTTTTTAAGTTGACTATATTGACCTAAAGAGTCAGGATATCCAAGACCTGTTATCCATTTGTGAATTGCAAGATAGTTTTCCATCTTTTCATCCACTAGAAATCGAACGTTTAAATCATCATACAGAACTTTATCTCCAGGCACAGGAATATCCTTCAAATAAGATGGTTGAATTGCAGTTCCCATGCTTATTGAAGGTATGTTCGCAGATTGGCAAAGAAAATCAACCTTTGGAGTTTTTGTTAAAACTAATTTGAACCCAAGAGGAGACATATAGTTCCTGTTGGCTATCTGTTTGTCAAAGGGTGATACTGAATCAGTCATTTACTTTTTGCAATTTTTTGATTCTCTTAACATAAAGAATCTCAGCGGGTGAGTATAAAATTGGATTTTTCTTTGATCTTTTGATAATAAGTTTTGCAGCTTCTTTATCGTCCATGTTACTATTTAGACACAAAAAAAGAGACCCTTTCGGGTCTCCTTAAAAAATATGCAATATGACTTACATAAGGTTTGTAACAGATACTCTTCTGTAGTAACGGTTTGCGTTAACAGTAAGTGTTCCTGATCCTTGTGTTGTACCCTGTGAGAATGGGTTCTCAACCATTCCGTAACGAGTCTTAAAGCCAATTTTTGGTTGGAATGTATCCTGACCAACGGCTCTAACCATCTGTAGTGGAACGTAAGGACAATAGAATAGACCAGCATCGTAAGGTGAAGTACCTTTGTATCCGATAACATAATACTGAGTTGCAGCACTGTTAGCAGCGAATGGGTCGATGTACACTCTGTACTTACCGTTGATAACACCAGCAAATGTATTACCTGTGTCATCTACGTTTAAGTTAACATTAAGTGCAGGGGTGTAATCTAGAACACCAGCCATTGTGAGTGCAGAAGCAACGTCAGCAGAGCAAAGGATGATGTTACCCTTTCCACGACGAGTTCTTTGTGCGATTGCGTTTGCATCTCTTTCAATCTGGAATAATAGTCCCTTGAATTTTTCAACTGACCATCTTCCGTTTGAGTCGGTGTCTAGGTTGAATGTACCAGCAGTCGCTGTGTTAACCTGAGCACCTGTCTCAGCAGTCTTGTAGATTGTTCTGATAACTTCTCTGTTGATCTCAGCAAGAATCTCAGTTGATAGAATATTTGCTAACTCAGCCTCAGCGTTCAATCCGTGGATTGCCTTAAGGTCTTGAGCAAGTTCTAAACTGTACTCTGCTTTTAGAGCTCTGGACTTCGCTGTAACGGTCACTTTCTCGATTGAGAATGCCATTTCGTTGAAGTTATCGCCAGATGTACCTAAGTCTTCAGCGTCATCTGTTCTCATACCCTGACCAACGTTATAGTCGGTAGCGTTTGACTGAGCAGCAGTTGAGTTAAGAAGTCCTGGATTAGAACCTGACTGAGCAGTTGTACCTAAACCAACGTTAGATGCACCTGTAGCAGTGAAGCCAGATGTAACATCAAATCCATCATCCTGTCCAGAGAATGCTGAATCTGGTTCGTTGAATAGTGCTTCAGTTCCAGACTGAGTGTTGAATCTGGATCTCATTGCGAAGATAAGTCCAGTTGGACCATTCATTGGTTGTACACCAGCTAAATCGTATGCCACCAAGTTAGGCATTGAACGACGAATTAGACTGATAAGTACTGGGTCGAAACCTGCAACAGGACCAGCAGCAGTTGCGTCAGCAGAGAAACCTGCTGCAGAACTTGTTGTGCCAGTGTTTACTGTTGGTTGTTCTGAAAGGAAAGATGCTTCCTCTCTTAATTCTTTTTCTTGGTTTTCAAGCAGGATTGCGGTTGTAGATCTTCTATGTGCGTCCTTGATTGGATCAAGTCCATCATAATCGAGGATTGGTCCCCACTTTTCCTGCAAATGTTCTGTGTTATACATTTGCATTTGAAAATTACCTCTTACGGTTTATTGTTTGAATAAATGTTAAATTCACTTCTTCGCAGCTCTGGATAAGATATCCAAATAGGCTTGCATTCTAGGAGCAACCTCTTCTGAGATTACTTCATCTGTTGAAACCTCTTCTGATAAATTCTCAGAGGTGCTCTTTGGAGCACTAGTTTTACTTGGAAAATAAGATTCCTTAAGTGTTTCTAGTTTCTCACGATAGTCTGTATCACTTTCAAACTCAACATTTTCGGCAAGAGTAGCGAGTTTTTCCTTCTGAGTGTCTGCTAGACCTTCAGCTACAGCAGCGAAAACGCCATCTGCAGTGGATTCTGCCAATCTACGATTTAGAGCAACATTGCGATCAATCTGCTCATTGAGTTTTGATTCCATTTCATCAAGTTTATCTACCATGCTATTAAGTACATCGTATTTTTCTTCAGGGATTGTTACATAATGTTCTTCAAATAGTGACTTCATACCTTCTAAGAAAGATTCAGTCATTTCTGTTTTGAGTCCTGCTTCCACTTGGAGCTGGTTCTCTTGCATCCACTCGTCAGCGACATACTCAAGGTATCCATCAACTCTTTCAGTTAATCCTTCCTTGATTTTGTCTAGTTCCTCGACAAGTGCAGTAGCATAAGACTCTTGTAATTCTTCTTTGATTTCTGCAACCTTAGATCTGATTGCTCCCTCAAAAATTGTCCTTGCTTTACTTTGGAACTCCTCTGAAAGTTCTTCACCTTCAAGTAGAGCTTGAACATCTGCTTCGATGTCAATTTTTTCCTCTTCCTCTTCGATGACTTCTTCTTCAGAAGACTCTTCCGCTTCGGCAACAACCTCTTCAGATTCCTCTTCAGATGTTGTTTCTTCTTCAGCGACTACTTCATCTGTAGTTGCTTCTTCTTCCTCGATAACTTCTTCCTCTGTTTCTGCCTCTTCTGCTTTCATAGCTTTGGCATTAACAACATCTTTCACTTGTGCAAGTGTAAGTGCAGGATCTTTCAGCTTTGCTGAATCGTCATCAGGTTTATAGTTTTCTGGAGTAGGACCACCAAGATCCTCTACTGGGATGCCTGATGAAGGCATAGGATCAGCTTTTGCTGCACCTTTGGTGACTACATTTTCTTCGATGTTTTCCATTTAGTGTAAAAAGTTACCGTGGATTTATTTAAATTCGTAAGAATCTATACTTATTTATAGATCTTTTACATTTAGAGGTTATTTAGAAAATCTTGGAACAGACTTAGTTTCTTTTCCTCTAATCTTTTTTGAGTGACAAGTGTATTAATACGCTTCTCAGTTTTTTCTGCGAGTTGTTCTCGGAGTGAACCTCCTTCCCAAACCCACTCTTTTCCTTCCATAATTCCATTCACAAAAGCGTCTGGTGCGGAAGGGTCTGCCACTATGTCGGCAGCAGTTGCTAATTGGAATCTTCTCCAACCATTTTACAACCATTACTACTTTCTCTAAGTGATCCAACACCACGAGAAGAGACTCCAAGTTTGACTCCTTCATCTAGCAATGATGATGCAATCTTACCCATTGGAGTAGATAGCAAAGTCGCTTTTCCTCTAAAATTATTTCCTTCTCTTACGAGCGAGGTTATTTTGTGGGATACACGATCTAAGTTTACTGTAGGACCTTCTGGATGACCAAGTTCACCAAGTGCTCTACCTTGAGAGATAAAAGTTTTATTATACCTATTACATTCTTTTTCAAGAATATCAACAGGATACATTCTTCCATTACGATTTTTGATACCACCTTGAAGAAATACACCTTCGATACAGAGACGTTTTGCTTTCCCTTTACCTTCAGTGATAAATTTTACTTGTGAGACTTCTTCTGTGATAAGTTTCATTATTCGTCCTCTTCAGTTGGTTGTTCATCTGATACTTCTTCCTCTTCTGCTTCATCTGCAAAAACAGTCGATGCAATTTCAGGTTTTATAGCATCAATACGAGCAGCTGCCTTTGCCATTAATGCGTCCTTTATTTTATCAGAAACATCACTAGCACTAGCGTCTGTCGCAATCAAATCCACTAATTCTTCCATAAGATTATTTTATAGCAATATGTTTATTTATATCTCGGCTGATTTAGTATCTTTTTGATACTCTGCGTCAGTTACTTGACCTTCAGCATCAAGATTAGGATCTTCGGGAACTGCTCCCAAATCACCGCCACCTTCTTGAGGTATTGGCTCACCTGTTATTGGATCTACTTCTGCTGGATTTGGTAAAATACCTTTTTGTATTTCATCTTCAATCTGCATATCAATCTCTTCAATTTCTTGGTCTGTTTGACGTAATATTCTCTTTCTTACAAACTCAGTTGAATAGAACTTTCCAATATAAGGTTCGATTTGTGCAAGATTACCTAAACGACCTTGTATCATTTCAGTTTCTTTAAGTTCTGCGAATTGGTTATCATATAAGAAGTCATATTGAATATGATCTTCCATTTTTTCCCAATCGTCTGGTGTTACAATATTCTTCAAAATAAGCTGTGTTTTAAGCATATCATTGAACATATTTGCAAAACGCTTTCTTAAACGACCTACAAATTTAGCAAATTTTAATTCGTCTCTTAAAATTTCTGATGAACGACCTAAATTAAATCCACCTTCAGCAGCGATTCTTGATTCTGGAATACCTAATGCACGATATAATTTTTTCTGAAAGTATTCAATATCGGTTAACTCACCAAGATTTTGTCCACCTGGTAGAGTTGTGATTTCGGTTCCCCGACCACCTTCTCTTCTAGGCAACCAAAAATCTTCCATCATACTCATAAATTTACGGTCATCACGAACTTCACCAGTTTGTGCGTTGTAAACTAACTTATTACGATAACGACTCATTACCTCTTTGAGGTATTGTTCTGCCTTAACTTTTGGTAGATTACCAACATCAATATAAAATATTCTTCTTTCTGGTGCTCTTGATAAACGATAGATAACCAAACTATCTTCAATCATTCTCAATTGATTCAAAGCTTTGATTGCTTTATGAAGATACGAGAGAACACGGTTCTTATTACGATCTACTAATCCAGATGTGCAATAAGTAATCGAGTCTTTTGCAATTTTAGTTGAACCTTTACCTGCCTGTGCAACCATGCCAGTTGGATAATTAGGTTTCATTGTATAGATATAATATTCATCAAACTTTGGATTTGGTACTGCTTCATCACCCTTATTACCTGGCACTCGTAAATTACCTAAATTACGATCTGTGCTTTTCTTTTCCTGACGAACATACTTAATCTTCATCGGATCAATATATCTTAAATCCTTAATTCCTTCTTGTGGATTGTTTTGATCAATGACTTTCAAATAATATAAACGACCATCAATATACCAATTTCTAAAAATTTCGTGGGATTTTTTATCAAAATCCATGATTTCTTTGAGATATCTAAACTCATCTCTAATTTTTTTCTTTATACTTTCACTTGCATTTAAATTTGATAGTTCAACTTCAACTGGAGAGTCATATAGATCACTAACAATCGCTTCATTAACGACATCTTCGATAGCTCCATCCGCTTCTGGATGTAATGCCATCTCTCGATATCTCTTAATTAATTCGTGTTCGTTACGATATGCACCCTCAATATCTACATATTGACCATAAAATCCGCTGGCGATATAATTATCAACCCCGTCCTCATTATTTTTGGGGACAGGGCTGACAATCGAAGTGGATTTATCTTGTGTATCCTCAATTGAAAAACCAAAAAGTTTTGCCATTATATTATTGTGATTGAACTGTTGTTATGTTGTATTTAGCTGATGTTTTCACCCTGTGCTACAGGACTATCTCCTTTGAGAATTTCAATGTACTGAACCTGAAGTTCAACAGTGAATTCCTGAATACCTTGAGCATCATAAGAAAGTTCGATAGGACCGACCTGTGTTGGGAAAGTGTCATAGAAACGATATTTTCTAAGACTTTGACCATCACGATCAAGTTGGAATACAAATGCATCTGCTTGATATTCAGCAGGATTAACAAGTCCAGTATTATCACTTAACTTGTTAATTGTATTCATCCAGTTTTCAAATGCAGATCTTATTGAGAAATCTGTATCGTTGATTACTGTAACTGTCCAAGAATCGAATGTTCTGTCACCTGCAATTTTAAGAACCCTTCCTCGGAAAGGCACTTCGATTTGTGCAATGTTTGATGCTGGTAATCTTGCTCCCTTAACCAAGAACCTTGATTTGTCAAGAACTTCCTGTGTTGGTGTTGCAGCATCAGGAAATGTGAGGACTACTTCAAACAGATTAGCACGAGCACCGCCACCTGTCAACTTACTCTTAAAGTCGGAAATCGTTCTTAATGGTGGTGGATTGACTTGATTTCTACTAGCCATAGTTGATTAAACCTCTGTTAATTAAACGGAACCAATTACTTCTTCTAATGCAACACCAGTTCTGGTGGCAACGAAGGTAAGACCGATAAAGTTAATCGATCTCGCTGGTTTGATGAAGATGTCCGCAACAAATTCATTTGCGTCAATGACTGCTGCAGTGTTGTTAGTTTCATCACAGATAACAACAAAATCAAATATTCCTCGATTTGCTTGAACATCTCTAAGGAATGGTTCAACAATATTTACAAAGTTTGTTCTTGTAAGTTCATCGTTGAATTCAAATAACTGATCTTTCGCAGCAGCGGAGATAGCATCTTCAAGGAAGATAAACAATCTACGAACGTTGATACGATCAAATGCTGATGCTTTTCCAAATCCAGTTTTGTCTCCAAATAGAATTATACCAGCACCAGGTGATAGAATTACAGGATTTATTCTATTCGAGTATAGAATATCTCTCTGTTTCTTGCCTGGATTGTAAATTAGTTTCACTGAATTTAATATAGAACCTCTCGCTGTTCCAGCAGGAGAGAACCAAGGGAACTGTTCGATATCAGTTCTTGCACATGTTCCAGCAACGTCACCATTAAGTGGAACATAGCGGAATGTATTATTAAAGCGGTCAAACATGTATTTGTAACCACTATCAAATACACCAAATGTTG